CTTTAGCTCAGGAGACGGCTTTTTCTTTGAGGGTAGTGGCATTGCGAATGTGCTATATGTTGGAAGTACCACAGATGCTACGTCCACTACTTCTGGTACTACTTCGGGTACTACTTCTGGTACTACTTCTGGTACTACTTCGGGTTTTACTACAAGGTATAGAAGCTCTTGAGTCTCTTCTTTAACCATCTTTTTAGTAGGAGTAAAGCCAAGGAGTCTCATTTGTTTTATAGCAAGGGGAAAACGGAACAATCTAAACACATCACTTATAATAACAAGAATGGGAGATACAATCATTGGAGTTCAATTTGGCATCGCCAATCCTGAGGAGATCCTATCACGTAGTGTGGTAGAGGTCATCACAGATAAGACATATCAAGCGCAACAACCTGTTTCTGGCGGAGTCTTTGATTCTCGATTTGGTGTTATTGAGAATGGCAAGGTATGCCCCACGTGTAAACAGTCAAATTTACTGTGTCCTGGACACTTTGGACACATTAGTCTAGCAAGACCCGTGTATCTCTATCAATTTCTTGACACTGTTCAAAAAATTTTACAAAATGTATGTCTAACATGCAGTAATCCTTATCTTACAGATGAGGAGCTTGAAAAGATTGAAATGAAGCAGACTGGTATGGATCGATTTAACGCAGTACGTGAGCGTACAGCTGCTTATAAAACTAAAGAACTAAAAAGCTCATCTACATGTCCTCATTGTGAGTCACCTCTTATCAAGAAGGCTGAAAAGGTCGAAGGCACAGTCGCTACCCTAGAGGCTGTTACATACGATGAGGAAGCAGATAAGATCCCTCTTCAACCTGAGATGGTTTTACGTTGCTTTCAGCGTATGTCCGATCGCCACATTGAGCTACTCGGATTTAACCCTAAGTTCAGTCGTCCAGACTGGATGATCTGTACAGTTCTTGCTGTGCCTCCTCTTACGGTACGTCCATCTGTTGTGATGGATGATAATCAGCGCATGGAGGATGACCTAACTCACAAGCTAATTGACATTGTTCGCAACAATCAGCGTCTCCGCGACAAGATTGACAAGGGTGATTCCGCAGATGTAATTGACAAGTATACGGATATCGTACAGTTTGATGTAGCAACCTATGTTGATAACGATATCAAGGGACTTCCTCCAGCTGCACAACGCTCCGGTCGTCCTCTAAAGACACTAAAATCCCGTCTTGGCGCGAAGACTGGTCGTGTTCGCGGAAATCTAATGGGTAAGCGTGTAGATTTCTCTGCTCGTTCTGTTATCACGCCTGACGCAAACATTGATGTAGATGAGTTAGGTGTTCCTGAGGAGATTGCGATGAATTTGACGTTCCCCGAGATTGTAACACTTTACAATCGCGATCGTCTGATGTCTTACATCCGTAATGGTCCTGCGAAGTACCCTGGTGCAAAGTCTGTATTTCTAAAGGATGATCAGCGGCCTATCTCACTCAAGTATGTGAATCCTGAGATGATTGATCTTAAGGATGGTGATATCGTACACCGTCATCTGATTGACGGAGATGTTGTGCTGTTTAACCGTCAGCCTTCTCTGCACAAGGGTTCCATGGAATGCCACCGCGTTCGTGTACTTCCTTACTCAACATTCCGACTGAACGTTTCTGCTACTAAGCCTTATAACGCTGATTTTGACGGTGACGAGATGAATATGCACGTGCCCCAGAGCATCGCATCAGCTACTGAAATCAAGTATCTTGCTAGCGTTCTACGTCAGATCGTGTCTCCTCGTACGAACGCGGCTATCATTAGCGTATTTCAGGATACGCAAACTGGTATCTATCGTCTCTCGCAACCTACTGTTCGTGTTCCCGAGCATATTGCGATGAACATTCTAGCTCGAATGAAGAAGCCTCTTTCTACATACATTCGTCAGAATAAGGATCTATCTGGACAAGATATCATTTCTAGTGCTCTTCCTGCCATTGACTTTGCAGGTAAGGTGACTGTAAAGAATGGTAAACTTGTGAAGGGTATTCTAAACAAGGGTGCGTTCGCATCTACTACTGAGGGTCTAGTTCATATGATCTACTCTGACTTTGGCCCTGATCGCGCAGGTCAGTTCATTAACGACATTCAAAACATTGTAACAAAGTATAATCTGTTTACCGGATTCTCAGTTGGACCTTCAGATCTAGCTACGAATAAGGAGACAGATGACATTATCAAGAAGACATTAGCAGATGGTCGTCAGAAAGTGTCGGATATTCTATCAGATGTTCACGCTGGTAAGTTTCTGAATGGCTCTGGTCGTCCTGATGGAGAGGAGCTAGAGAATCAGATTTTGAACGCCTTGAAGTCAGTTGCGTCTACAATTGGTGATGAGTCCATGAAGAGTCTTCCTAAGACGAATCGCATGGTTCAGATGGTAGATTCCGGTGCCAAAGGTTCTGCTCTAAACATCACCCAGATGTTGGGACTGCTCGCACAGCAGCAGGTAGCAGGTAAACGTATCCAGTTCAGTCTACAGGATCGCACGCTTCCTCACTTCACTAAGTTTGACGACGGTATGGAATCTCGTGGCTTCGTAGAAAACAGCTTTATTAGCGGTCTACGTCCTGCAGAGTTCTTCTTTCACGCTATGGGCGGTCGTGAGGGTCTAATTGATACTGCAGTGAAGACTTCAGATTCAGGTTACATTCAGCGCCGTCTAGTGAAGACGATGGAGGATCTTCACGTGGAATATGATGGAACTGTTCGCAATGTGAATGGGTCAATCTTCCAGCACAACTATGGTGGTGATGGCATTGACAGCATTTGTGTTGAGAATCAGCCTATTGAGCTGGCTGTGATGTCAATGGAACAGATCTACCAAGAGTTTGGTGCATCATCGGATGACTTTGCAGCGGTTATCAAAGGAGATGTGGGTGAGAATTCACATGACTTGGTTGAGCAGTTACTACGTGATCGCGATGTTCTTGTAAAGGATGTATTCCGGTTCAAGAAGGGTTCCTCAGTGATGAGTCCCGTTCCTCTAAAGCGTATGATGGAAAAGTATAACAACCCATTTGCAACACAGACCGATCTAACCCCTGGATATGTTGCACAGGAGATCGCGAGATTCTGTGCAGAACCATGGTTGGCTCATAATAAACTATTTCATATCTTGCTACGGTTCTATGTTGCACCTAAAAAGGTAATCATTAAACTCCGACTAAGTAAGGCCATGTTTGATGAGTTGCTAACTGATATTCGCTTTCGCTATATCAAGGCTCGTGTACATCCTGGTGAGATGGTTGGCACTCTCGCTGCACAGTCCATCGGGGAACCTACTACTCAGCTCACACTAAACACTTTCCACTCGGCTGGTACTGCTAAGGCTAACGCTACAGCTGGTGTTCCTCGTATTGTTGAACTTCTTGGTGCATCTCACAATCCCAAGAATCCTGCTAATGTGATATATTTGGATACAAGTATCTCTGGATCACAGGTTGCAGCTATATCTAAGATGAAGGATATTCAGAAAACAACTCTTCGTGATATTACGAAATCTGTACGCATCTATCATGATCCTAACCCATTATCACCAAATACTTCAGTCCAAGAGGATCGCGATATTCTCCAAACATATGAGAAGTTCTCTGTAACGCAGGGTAACACGTGTGTATCACCTTGGATTATGCGACTTGAATTAGATACCATGGAGATGGCTGCTCGTCAGATTATTGATATGACACTCATTCAGACCAAGATTGAAAATAACAAATCTCTTCGTGTGTTTAGCTGTGTACACACAGATACTAATATTCCTGGAAAGATGGTTATGCGCATTGTGTTTGGAGCAGACATGGCAAAGAATGCGCTGTCTCTTCGATTCATTGAGGATAAGTTGTTAGACACTGTTCTGCGTGGTGTAGAGGGTATTGGTCGTGTGTATATTCGTGAGATTGGCGATGAGCTTATCTACGATGAGAAGGTTGGTGGATATACTCCTCACAAGCAGTATGTGCTAGACGCCGAGGGAACCAATCTTCTAGATCTTGCAACTGTACCTGGTGTTGATCCTATGCGTAACTTCACGAATGACGTTCACGAAGTTATGGAAGTGTTTGGTATTGAAACAGCACGTGTTGCTCTTTATGATGAGTTTATGGAGGTATTCAAATCTGGTGGTGAAGCTGTGAATTATCACCACATGATTACACTAGTTGACACGATGACCTATCTAGGTCGTATAATGGAAGCCAACCGTTTCGGTATGAACAAGGGTGAAGCTGGTGTTCTTGCTAAGTCATCGTTTGAGGAGACCTCTAAGATTTTGTTTAACGCAGCTCTATCAGCTGACTTTGATAACATGAAAGGTGTATCTGCGAACATCATGTTCGGACAAAAGCCTCCTTGTGGTACTGGGTTTGTAGACATCTTGGTAGATGAAACCAAACTTCCCGATGGAACAGAGGAAGATATGTCTGTGTTTGAAGCCGATCTAGCTGCAGCAAATGCTCGTGTTGATGCAGAGGATCGTAAGGATGCAGAGCAGGGTGGTGTTCAGATGGCTGATATCGCAATGGAGTGGTAATTACCAACTCCAAGATCCGCCAAATCCACTCTGATAGACAGCCAACGATCTAGGATATTTCTTATGCAAACAGTCATGAATTAATTTATCTCCTTCTGTAACGCATTGGTTTGGTTCGCCTGGGCGATATTCTGAATCATTCACCATAAATGGGTAGATTTTTTCAGTATCAATCACATGAATTTTATCACCTATCTTCATGCCACTACGGAAATAGTATGGTCCAGTTGTGCGATTAATATATACACTTTCAAAATCAATTGAATCTAAACTGCCTTTCGATAAAAGACGCTTTAGAATTATAGAACCAGGAACACATGCAAAAAACCCATTAGACATGTACTTTTTACCACCTGATCCCTTACATTTCATCTTACATGGATCCTCATTTGAAACTATTATTTCATGTCCCATATTTGAATGTTCTTTGATATAGTTACAAAAATCATCCCCAATCTCAAAAAGAGAATCCATATATACGCCACCAAATCTATGGAGTAATTCATATCTAGCAAGATCGGCTACTTGTGCAAATCTAGATTGCCCTAGTTCTTCTCCTCTTTCAATCGCATGTTGCATATATTTCCATGTAATAGGCATTGTTTCTTCTTTCATATCATCGTTAGTCCATACTTTGTAAGCAAATCCATTTCTATTAGCAACTTCTTTCACACCATTCATTAGGTTGTATCGTATGGTAGTCTTATCAAGCGGTTTACCAAACCATATTTGATGTATTACAGGCGTTATTCTGCGTTGTACATCAACATAAATCATTTCATTGAAAAAATGTTCTCGTTCCGCAATTTTCAATTTACTGCCTTTGCGTTCATATAATTGTCTACATATAGCCTGAGTTGCCGCATAGTATTGTAAAAGATTACGCTTATGTTCCAATGTAGTAGCTTTTAGTCTTTCTCCAACTTTAAATGTTTTAGCAGATGGCATATATTTCATAACAAGTTGATTCACTTTCTTATGATGTTCGTGCCCATATTCGCCTGTAACATTATGAGTCAATACCAATTTCCAAGGATGAGTTGATAAAGATTGAATACCTTTCTCGAATAATGATCCATCGTAAAGTTGAGAAGCTTTTCTAGGATCTTCAGTATATTCATCTTTCACATCATACATCACATATTTTGTCACATTTGCAAGTGACATCGTTTTATAAAATTCTCGTGATCGCACAGGATCGTTCAGATGCGTAGAGCAAACGACAAACCATCCCGGTTGTAACAGTAAATTTAATCCTCCCCATAATACTTCATCATCAGGATGAGCGACTATAAGGAGTTTATCCACATCCATTATTTAATTCATTGATTTTAGTTGCTGTACGCTAGACCACCCATGCCAGACATTACACGTAGAATGTTATAGTTAATAGCGTATACGCGGATCTCCGCATTTTCTACATCAGCATTTGAAATTACCTTTTTACCATCAACACTAAATACCAATGTAGCAGTATCAATCCGAGAGAAGTTACATGTTCCAGAAGGTTGGTGCTCCTCAGGCTTGATCGCAAAAGAATATATGTATACTCCTCCAGTCATACCACGGAGATCTGTTGAAGGATAAACCAGTGGAGGACCCCCAAAGAAACCATTATCTCCATCTACAAATCCTACCCCGCTGTGGTGTTGAAAGGGCTGCACTCCAGCATAGTACGTTCCAGGTAGAGAAGGCACACGATCCTGACCGTTGAGTTGTAGGGAACAGTCGTGTATTAGAGCATCATATGTCAGGGGTGACACACCATATACAACAGGAACAGCGGGAGCGGGAACGGCGGGAGGGGGAGGAGCGGGAGGAGTAATATTACAGTTACGTCTCCATGAATACTGAGTTACCCAAATGAGCTCTTTCACGGGGTGATTAAAAGTTAGATCAATACGATTCTGTGCAGTTGTTAGTCCCTTATCTTCATTAAACTGGGTCTGCTCAATTAGATATTCGTGAGACTCTTGTGCCATACGGCGGCGCTCTTCTACATCAAGATATACATAATCAATCAGTAGGTTAGCCTGAGCCGGGCCCGTGCTGCTTACTCCACCTGTAAAAATTTGACGAACCTTATTCCAAAGAATATTAATCTTCACCTCGTGATACTGAAGAGCAATTAGAGGTAGAGCAGCCCCAGGATTACGGCAGAAGAAAAACATTAGAGGAATGTATGTAATATTGTTACGGAATGGACGGCCAGTAGTACCATCGCAAGTACCATTTGTGCTGTTAATTGTTCGTGACATTAGATCCATGTTATACTGGTCTTCTAGCCTGTGAGCGAGCTGACTCCATATGTAAAGAAACTCACCATATTGACGGTCGATAATCTGACCTCCAATATCTAGTTCGGCATACTCAATCAAATTAAATGCAGCTCGGCGCCCTCCTGCGGCATAAACGAGAGTACCTGTATCAGTTTGAAGCTCCACCTCAATATACGCAGATGATACCAAATCAGCATGACGACCTAGAATGGCGGAGTGCTTAGTTCCCCAAGCAGCTTGCCCAGTCAAATTAACACGAAAAGGTTCCATCGCAAAATTCGTATGGCGCTTAAACAGTCCTCTCCAGAAAGTGAT